AGGAATGGAAATTTCATCAATTGCTATATCTGCAATGCCTGGTTTATCATTCCATCTTAATGTAAGTTCAATATTTCCTTTACCAATCACAAAAAGTCCATCATCACTAAATCTTCCATTTCCATTGGTGATTTTAAATGTTGCATTGGTATCATCACCATGACCATCTAAGAGTTCAATGGTTTTATTATCATCTTTAATTCTACCTTGAAAATATCCAGTAGGATTTTTTCTAAATCTATTTCTCTCTCTACCATTACCAAGTTTCCAAGTAATAGGAGCTCTTGTAGGTTGATCTCTTATGATAGTTTGTTTTTTTGTCCTTATTACTTTTCTCCCAAATACATCATCAAGTTGCACGCACTTACCATCATTACTTATCTTTAAAGGATTAATCAATGGTTCACCATCAAATTGAAATCCTCTAACAATGTAACGCTGATCTTTTACAACTCTCTGCCTCTGACCACCCTCAAAAGCTTCTCTAAATTCAAGTTCAAGTCCATCTTTTATTATGGAGCTCTTAGGTGCAATAGCAAATGATGTCTTACCTGTACCTACAACAACCTGACCATTAACAAGTTCTCCTTGACCAGATATATCATCAGGAGCAAAGTCAAAATCAGTATCAACATTTCTCAATATTGATTTGTCCTGAAGAACAAATTTAATTACAGGTTTTTCTTTTGTTTTTGCAACAGGAATAGAGAATGTTTCAATTGTAAAATTAACAGTGCTGTCTTCTTCTCTAATTTTAAGTTGTTGCCTTGGAGATCTTTTACCAATCTTAGAGAAACTAGGACCTAAACCATAAGAGGGTGTTCCAAATGCTTTAAAATCAGGACTAAATGGATTTGTTCTTGTTGAATCATCAGTGTTTTCATTAAATGGATATGGACTTGGATCAAATGGTCCAAAACCAAGATTATCTGGTGCAAGAGCAGGTGTGCCTGTATTGACACTCCTTCTCCTTCTTGGATTCCCATCATCATTAGGGAAGTTATTATTAACATCACCAAAGACTGGTCTTACAACAGCACCCTTTCCATTTCCACAATCATCAATAACATTTGCTCTTGCTTGTTCATCATATCCAACACCAAAACTCTTCATATCAACACCAATCACAGATCCAGCTGCATTGATTACAAGATTACCAGCAGCACCTGCCCCTTGCTGTGACCCAAAGATGTTTAAATTTGGAGGTCCACAAGGAAACTCATCAGTAAGACAACCATCTAATTGACTTCCTGGATCTAGAATACCACTGAAGTCCATGTTGTCTGCAAAATTAAATGAATCAAGTGCATCCAAACCACCTTGCTGAACTGCACCAGCGTATTCTTTTGCTTTATTGATTACATTTGCTATGTCACCTTTACCAAATTGTGATCCAGATCCATAGATATGACTCCACTCACTTACTGGTGAATTTTCAGGAATGTCATCACAGTTGAGGAAAGACAGCAGGTTACCAACCATATTCATTACATCACCAGCAAGATCAAGTCCCTGACCAGCCAGATCAACTACACCTTCCACCATGCCCTGGATTGAATCCATTGCACCACCAAGGAATCCACTTACACCACCAAGAACATTACCTGCAAACTTCTCTACAAAACAAGTTGGAACATTAACTATCTTATCAACTGCCTGCTTGATAAAGTCACTCACCATTCCAAGAAGACCAGCAAATAATTTTCTAAAGAAACAAGCAAGTTTTTCCATGACCTTATCCATGGTGGTTTTTGCTATCTCAGTTTCACTTGGACGTGTAAGTCCCAAAACCTTTTTAAATGCTGCATCCATCTTCTTGAAGATGTTCTCCTCAATCATCTCATAAACATATTTGATAGCACCAGCAACAGCAGTTGATGCCTCACTTATTTTTGCATTGATCTCATCTTCAATTGCATTTAATCTATCAATCTGTTCTTCACCTATTGTCCTTATTGTTCTTTTAAGTTGCTCAACCTGCTGAATCGCTCTCTGTAATGATTTCTGCATTCCCTTAATAGGGAGTTCATTTGCATCTGCAGAAGGAATATATTTTGGAACTCTCTCAGTTGGATTTGTAGCATCCTTGTATATTCTATCTGTTTTTAATCCCTTAGCACCTTCAGAGCTAACGATGTTTCTTGCTGTTACATTTTGACCACCACTTGACGCACCACCACCTTGTTCATTAGCAGTGGTAATTGTAACAACAGCTTGCGTATTTGTCTTATGTAATTCCCCACCAGCAGGTTTCTTTTCATTAAGACCATAGAATGGTTTAAATCCAATGCTAGGAATATTATCAACTACAGTTTGATAATCATTGTAACCAATCAGACCCATAATGACAGGTTGTTGTGCTTCTTCACCATCAAGGAAGAATCCAAAAACAAAACTACCCTGTGTAATGTTTGATGATTGAGATGCACCTCCACTACCTGTACCAGCAGTAACTGGATACATTATTGTGGCAAATGGCAATTCATTATCTGGAATATCTTCTTTACTCGCAGTATGGTAACCCATAATACGAACTCTATATCTCTCTCCAAATCCCGAATTGATAGTTGGTTGCTCTTTTAAATCACCATCACCAAAGTTCTTCTCCCAAGTTTCCTTAGGCGCAACTTGTCCTATCCACCAGACAAATCCGTCTCTTCCTACAAAATGTGACTTGAGAAAACCTTGATCAATCATTCTTTGTCCTATATGAATCTCTTACCAATGTGAGACTTGAGTAAGTATCTTTAGGTGTGGTTCTATGGCACACATGGGCAACCAAATACTCACCACTTGTTTCATTATTTATTGGACCACTTGTATCCTCTGGTCCAATTTGAGGGAAGACACATTTGACAATATCTCCTGCTTTTAAAGAGAAATCACCAGGAACTTTGATCTCAGTTTGAATAGTAAACAATTGATTATATCTCATCACAGATTGAACAAGGTTCATTGTGGATTTATCATTAGGTTTTGACTGACCCCCTTCCTTAACTTGCTCAATTTGTTCATCACCTGATCCTGGTTGATTAAATCCTACATCCAATACTCTAGACATTAATCTTGATGGTGTCTGAATTAATTCAGGATTCAACAATCTAGCTGCTGATGCTTCTTTATCTCCAGCAGTTGTAATTTTGCTTTCCTGTTCATCAATACCAAAACCTTGAACAACATAACTAAAACTCATTGGGTCAAAGAAAATAGTTCTATTTCTATAAACACCCAATGCAAGATTCTGCTGAACATCAATATCTGCTTTAATATTATATGATACTATTTTTCCATCATAGTCTTCATCATCAGGAAGTCCCACACTTCCTGTATAAACATAAGTCTTTATTGCATCCTGGTCAAGAAGATTATCAATTGATTTGAAGAAGTGTCCATCTTTTGTTTGATAGAACATAAATCCTGCAGCTCCACCAAGTCCTGTTCCCTGTCCAGAAGAACTTGGAATGGATTTAGATGCCAACCATGTTAAAATATAAAAAGGTTTTCTATCATTACCATAAAAATTATAGTTGCCAGCAGTATCATCAATGTCTATTTCTGTGATTCCCATTGCTTTACTGATGTCTGATACATGAGTAGAGATAGGAGCATCTTTATATCTCTTTGTCACTCTAAATTGTTCATTAGCAAAGTATTCTCTTGAGGAAAAGTCAATAAAGAATACCTCTTGTGAAGTTCCTGGATTTGCATTCCTTACTCTATTAACAAAGAGCACCAATGAAACTTCCACACCATAATTATCAACCACTGTAATATCAACTCTCTCACCTCCTCTAATTGGGAGAGCATCTATAATACTTCCTTCACCTATTTTACTTTTTGCTTGCACACCAGTGTCAATAACAGCTGCTGTTGCAGTTACAGTATTTGATAGGACGCTTTCAAAGTATCTAAACTCAACTACACTGGGTGAGATATCAATTGAAAAGTTTTTAGAATTGGAACTGATACTAAAATCTTTAATATCACCAGGTTCAGTGAGTTTTGGCATTATCCTACTTTATAAAGTAACCCTAAGAGTTGTTGTTTATAGTAACTATTTAACAGGTCAGTGGTAGAGGCACTTGGCATTGCTGATCTCTTAGTTCCTCTAGATGATGGCATACT